GGATATTCTCTTCTCAGAGAAAGGTGCTTTATCCTCTCTATATTGCTCATAACGATCTGTAATACTTTTACCTGTTGCACCTTCTACATAAGCATCAGCTGCAGAATAAATAGGTTTAACCATAAAAGCAGCAGACAGCGGACCAAGTCTTTTTAGTGCAGCCAGAGTTGTTCCACCAAATAAAGCATCCCAAGCTATGTCTTTTCCAAGTTCTTTACCAAATCCTTTCCAATCTATCGGTTTACCTTTATGTACTCTTGCACCAATTTGCTCCATTAAAGATGGATTCAAAGCTATATTAGTAGCTATATTAGTAGCTCCAACTGAACTTGTAAGATTCCTTGCAACATTAGTATTACCTAATTCAACTAGTTTATTTAAATTAACTTTTCTTGTTGCATCTGCCAATACTGCAGTTCCACCGCCTTGTACTTTTAATTCATCACCGGGAATTACTTTGTCTAAGAATGCAAGAGTTCCATCACTTATATCACCTTTTTCTAACTTTTTAGCAGTTTCTCCTTTAAACCATTGGTTAAATTTTTTTCCTAAAGATCTTGCTAAAAATCTTTCTTCAAAAGCTGAGCCGGGTTTTAATCTTATATCTGAAGCTAAAGTACCAATTTGAGCTTCTCTGTTGTATGAATTAGTTAATCTTTGAAATAGTTTTGAAGGTTGTAAAGCACCTTTTTTTAAATTAAATAAAGAATCTCTATTTCTAACATTATTCCACCAATGTAAACCTCCTTTATCTAATGATTTAGTATGGTCTAAATGTTGTCCGGGTAATCTTGATTTTGTTATAATATCTATCTGTTCGTCATTCATTGACATAACAGACTCTGTAAACGTACGTAATTCTTTATCAGATACCTCAGGAAATTTCTTTTTAAAAACTTTAAATACTTCGTCTATTTTAGGAGTAGCACCTTTTTTCGCTGCTCTTCTTTTCATAGCTCGAGTTACGTGTTTTACATAATTACCAAAAGTCCAACCTTCAGGATTATGTTCAAGGGATTGATATTTAGCACCACCTTTTTCTATTTCAAAAAGTTCACCTTTACTATCAATAAATAATGGTTTTGTACCTCTTGGACCATCCCATTCTTGAGTAAGTTTAAGACCTTCTTGCCAAGTAGTCCTATTGTAAATTTTACGACCATTAATAATATATATTGGTTCCATTATGATATCTTCCTCCCTTTACCAGACGAATACTTCTTACCCTTTCTAGGGTTAGCTCTATTTGTACTTGGAGATTGTAACTTCGCTCTATTCCTACTTGTGTGTGCAGCATCTTTGCCATCACCATTACCATAAGTACCTAAGGCACGATTGGCACGGTTAGCTCGTTTTGCTATAGCATTACCTTTACCACTCTTATTATAACGTGTTTGCTGTGCATTACGCTTTTTACGTGCTGCAGGATTCTTCTTATAGTAATCAGATGTTGACATGTTTATATAACCTCTTTTTAACTAATTGAGGATCTACCTTAGGTATAAGGTTATTTAACTTATCTAATGGGTTACCATCATAGGCTACCCCACTAATATCGTTAGTTTTTAACCAATCACAAGCTGCTTTGAGATCTTGTGTGGTTGCCTCACCACTACGAACCCGGTTAAGGAATTCAGTAGTGACGAGGTTATGCAATTCATTAAATTGCTCTTCATTAGCTTTGTTCATTTAGATGATACAAATATCTTAGTTTCAATAAGCTCTACTGCCGCATCATCTAACTGATTATCGGTGGTAGCTACTAACTTTTTAAGGACGTCCAAGATGAGTCTTTTTACTGAGTCAGACTTAGCAAAAGTTATGATAATTGGTTTTAGTAAAGTAATCATTTTATTTAGGTGTTAGAATAATCCAAATTTCTTTTTGGGTTTAGGTGGTAATAATGCAGAGATAGGTACAATGTCTTGACATAATACTTTCATCTTTGAATTAGGATGAAAAGTAAAACCTTTCTGTTGTAACTCTGCACATTTTAATGCTCGAACTAATTCATAGTCGAGTCTCATCTTCTCCTCTTGTCTTTTAGCCATATCCCTACATTGTTGTAAAGCTTTTCGATCTAAGGGAACCATAAAATTAACTTGGAACCCCCAGTTCTCTCCTTTAGTGTAGCTATCTTGCTGAAGACTTTGAGTATCCTCATTCCACGATCTGGGTTCTGTATGATTACCCATATAGAATGGTGAAAATGTCATCGTACTTCCATTGCAACTTATATTAGGACCATAGTATTGTCTACTTTGAGACCCATTGTTCTGAAATTGCACAGCCTGATTTGTGACATTTCCCGTCGCTGCGGCGACTGGATTAGATGTATTGTTCGTTTCGCCTTCGGCGTAAACAGGACTTCCTATTGAGAGAAGACCGATAAGGAAGTAGTAGTAGCGTTTGTGGTGATGTTTCTTGTCACGTCTATCTGCTCTATTACTCCTGCAGCTCTGGTAACTGTCTCTAGCTGAAATGCGTCTCCAGCTGTTGAGATATCGAATACCGTATCTGTTGCTGTTATTCCTCCAGATGTTGCGGAGGTTGCTGTAACATTGCTTCCAGTCCAGCTGTCTAATTTGCCACCAAACACTTGAGTCTGGATAGTTTCTGTTACAGTTTGAGTTGTTGTTGTCGTACTGTTCATCGACCCTTGGGTGAACTGAGGCGTGACAGTATTTGCTCTCGCTACTGCGGGTGACAACAGAGCTAAGAGAATTAACCATTTTTTCATGCTTTTGATGTAGGTTCTGTTTTCTTTGCCATAGGACATTCAAGTGTTTTGCTATTATTACTCTTACCAGTAGTTAAACCGAATGTTGCAAGTGCACCCGTAAAGACGCTGGCGACGAACGTGATATCTGAGTTGCCAGACTTCTTAACCATTGGTATATCTACATAGTTCATTGTAATAATAAAGCCTGACCACACCACTACGCCAAGTCTTACAAAAGTACCTAAGATCTCTATTTGATGTTCCTTATCTTCAGCAACATCTTTTAGTTTACCTATTAGTCCTTTTCTTTTTTCTTCTGGTGGTTTTCCTTCCATTTGTTAATTTTACCTTGAATGAATTTTTGTAGTTTCTTCTTTATTTGATCGAAGAATGGTGTAGCTAGGGTGGTGGTTGCTACTGCTGCCACAGCTGCATAAGTTGCAGTTGCTACTACGTCAGCGGTTGGCAGAGGTAATTTTATATCTAATACAGGTATTTCCAACTTAGGTGGTTCTGGAGTTTCTGTTTTTATTTCTTCTGTACCTTCTGGACGTTCAAGATCGCTAGGTGGAACGATTATCATTTTATAAGATGGAACATCAGCTGTAGGTAGAGGAATGGATATTGTCTCTATCTGTTGTGTATCTGGGATATTTATGGTGGGAAGTTCCACATTAATATTTAATTAAAATTGTTCCGTTTCCACCATCACCTGATTTAACATTCCAGTTGTCAGCACCAGCAGTATATGTACCACCGCCGCCTCCACCTGTTCCGTCAGTAGCGTCTCCACCACTTTTTAATGTATTATTACCGCCGTTATATCCACCAGTACCTCCTCCACCGTTACCACCGGTAGCATAAGAAGTGGAGTGGTTACTTCCACCGCCTCCTCCGCCACCAAAGTAGCCACTTGCACCATAAGATGTAAATGAAGAGAATAATTGTCCAACACCACCGTTACCACCTATAGTACCGGGTGAGGCTGCTGAAGCACCAACTCCGCCAGCACCACCACCTCCACCACAGGCATATGTTTCACCAGTAGCGTATCTACTACCTCCAGAGTTTCCGTAAGATGTCCAGCCAGTAAAGTCAGCTTGGTTAGATGTAGCACCTGTTCCTGATTCCCAAGCACCACCACCACCTGATCCACCTTGTGATGGAGCAAAATAAGCTTGGCTAAATCCGGGTTTAATATAAGAACCTCCACCATATCCAGCACCTCCACCACCGCCTTTAGCAGTTATGGTTCCACCAGAAATTGCAAAGGTACTATCTGCACCATTATTATAACCACCATTATATTGTTCACTATTTGCTGATGTACCAACTCCGTTTCCGCCAGCACCTACTACGTAAGCAATACCAGAAGATTTGTCTGTTGAGGTAAATGTGTAGGAAGCTCTATGTACAACACCTCCAGCACCTCCACCACCTCCGGGTACGTTTGGTGACTTAGCTCCGGACGCACCACCAGCAACTATCAATATTTCTGCTGATGTTACGTTACTAGGAGGTGTCCAAGTACCAGAACCAGATAATTGAACATAAACTGGGTTAACTGTTATAGTATACTGTCGTGTTGATGTATTTGTTCCATCAGTTGCTGTTACAGTAAATGTTGAAGTAGTACTTGAAGCAACACTAGTAGCATTACCAGACCAAGTACCATTAGAATTAAAAGTTAATCCTCCGGGAACTGAACCAGATGTAACAGAAAAAGAAATACTATCTCCTTCATCATCTGTAGCTGTAACTGCTGTCACACCTGAAGCAGCACCTAAACTCGATATACTCCCTAAAGAACCAGAAGCAACACCAAATACAGGAGCCGCATCTATATTAAAAGCACTTGCTAATGTACCAGCTAAACTTGAAGAAGTATTTGTAACTTGAATTTTATAAGGTTCATTAGTACTTGTAACTGTATTTGGTATCTGTGCTGTTATTTGTGTTGCACTATCTCTTGTAACTGAACTTGATGCTGTTTCTGCTCCATCAGCTCCAATAAATTTTACAGTAACAGAAGCAGCAAAATTACTGCCAGTAATAACAACATTGGTTGGTAAAGCTGAACTTTCAAAATTACTTGTATTTACACTTGAAACTGTTGGAGGAGTATCAAGACCTTTATATGAAGTTCCATCATAATATTCTAGTAATCCAGTTTCACTATTAAATCGTACCAAGCCAGTTGTGCTGACTCTTTGTGCTGTAGTACCTACTGGTACTTTTACTCCACTTGTCCCAGCAAAAGTTGGATCTATTTTTGAACCGGCGATAGCTGCAGATGCATTGATATCATCATTAGTTAATTCACCATCTTCAACTCCACCTGAGTTGACTTTTGTTAATGCCATTATTCTGCTATCTCCATTCTATGATTTAGGGAACTTATCTTTAATAGCTTTAATATCTGCTTTCCAAGCGTCTATGCCTGAGTGATAGATTTTATCGAGCTGGTCTTGCCAAGAAGGGTAAGCTTCTGCTCTATCTCTTTGATACTTTTTAGCTGCATACGCATCGTCAATTGCTTTGCGTGCTGCTGTTACTTTGGCGTTGTCAAGTGTTACTGACTTACCATCTTTGTCAAACGCTCCTTTAGAGTCGTCTATTATTACTACTGTGCCTGAATAAGCAGAGTAGATTGCTTCGTGATCTAATGCCATAATTAATAATTGTTGTTAAGCTGCTACTTCCATAAGAACTATTGAAGATCTTGAACTATTTGTTTGTACTGTTATCGTTCCACTTGGTTGTGGATTATTAAATTGGATTTTATATGTAATAGCACTTGTTGTACTTGGACTATCTAATATAGAAAAAGAACTAGAGCCACCCCATCTTCCAGAGTCACCAGTAAAACCTACTCCATAATCTAGTGCTGGAATAATATCAGTAGAATCTCTTAATAATTTTCCATTTCCGTATGTATTAGCAGCACTTGTTTCGATACCACCAATATTTCCAAAAACCAAAATTTTATTAGAAGATGATGAAGGTGTTATAGATGCTGACAATCCTATATCAGCATAGGTTGCACTTGTTGTAGAAAACCCTGATGTTGTACTACCATTAATAACTTGAAGAATATTTCCTGTATTCTGAGGAAAGGTTACTTTACCATCACTAGCTAAAACAATATTGTTAGAACTGGAGGAGCCATGCTTAATGTTTGTTGTGTTTAAAGTTGCCATTATGCTGCTACCTCCATAAGTATAAGTGAACTAGCTGTATTTCCAGCGTTAGCATCTAATGTCTCTGCTCTGTTAACATATAAGGTTCCACCATCACTAGCTACTGACACTTGTACTTTATAAGTCGTTGCAGAAGTTGTACTTGGAGAATCTAAAAAGCTACGGGAAACTGGGTCCATAACATAACTATCTTGAGTATTTCTAAGGTTTCTAGCTATTGTTACTTCTTCTCCTGTCCCTGCATCTCCTACAAATAAAACAGTTGAACCTCTAAGTATGTTTGCAAAAGCTCTTTTATGTTGAGTTACATTTATAAACGAACCTAATGATAATAATACTAAAATTTTACTAGATGTTGCAGAAGGAGTAATAGACGCACTTAACCCTAAATCAACCATTGAAGTTGAAGTTGTTGTAAAACCAGCAGTTAATGTTCCTTCAACTATTTGAAGAATTTTACCTAATCCTCGATTACCAGTTCCGGGAACAGTTAATTCAAAGGCTGCATTACCAGTTGTACTGGCTGGAGCTTTGATAGCAACTGTTCCTCCACCGCTGTCTGCGGTTAATTTTAATTGGCTCATATTATGTATCTCCTATTCTGATAAAAGTAAAAGCGTTTTCGTTATATCCAGTATTTCCAAGAAATAGAACACTACTTCTATTTGTATAAGCTCGGAATTTTACTTTATGAGTAGATGTATCTGTTACATCAAACAAAAGATGAGCAACTGCATTGCTTATGTTGTAATCTGCCGAAAAAGTAGCAAATCCATCAGCAGCAGTAGTATAACTACTGTTATTTGTAGTAACTTGTATCTGTAAGTTAGCGTATCTATTATCTCCAGAATTTCTTTTAAAAGACATTATGGCAAGAACTTGATAAACTCCTGTTGAAGGAAATGTAAAAATTCCACTTGATTCAGTCATGCCAGAACCAATTTGACCCGGACTATTTGTATCATTTCTTTCCCAGTTTGCAGTAAATTCCGTATTTGCATCTGTAGTTAAAGTTCCACCACTATTTACTCTCCATTGATCTGCTACTGTTATTCCTTTAGTTGACCCAGACGCTTTAGCTGCTGTTACAGCATTAGCTGCAATCATATCTGTATCAACGATTCCGTCAGGTAACCCACCAACAGAAATTCCTGTAACGGTTCCGTTCCCATTAATTGTTATTGCCATAGTTTTAAACGATTGTCCAGTTTTCTCCAGTACCGATTGTTACAACAATACTGTTATTAATTGTTATAGGTCCGGCAGACATGGCATTATGATTATTAGTAATCGTATAATTGGTCGTTACCGTTTGCCCATTCTCCCAGAAAATTTTATCACTTCCACCTCCGGTTGCTCCAGCCGCAGCATCACCCCAAGAGATATCAGTTCCGTCGGAAACTAAAGTCTGTCCAGAGCTACCGACCGTTAAAGCTGTTGGATTACCAGATGAGTTTCCATATATTATTTTACCTCTAGCTAATCCTGCCATCTTAGCAAGAGTAACTTGATCATCAGCAATATGTGCTGTGTCTATACTACCATCAGTATAGTGTTCAGAGTTAACAGCATCATCAGCTATTTTAGCTCCTGTTACAGCATCATCAGCAATCTTTGCTGTAGTTACTGCACCACTTGTAATCTTAGCTGCAGTTACTGTACCATCTCCCGGTGTAGGAATACTTACAGCAGATCCTATTTGTACTATGAATACAGAAGCTCCACTAGGAAGATTAGTTCCAAAGATAATAGTATTAGCGTCTACTAAAGCAAAACCTTCTGACGGTGCAGAAGTACCTGTATTAGCTTTTTGGACAACACCATTAACACTTACAATTAGTTGTGCGGCATTAGTTACACTAGCTGCTGTTCCTGAGTTACTGCTTTCACGTAAATCATATGTAGCTATACTACCGTTAAAAGTAGGTGCTCCACTTCCACCAGCTGGACATAAAAATAGATATTTAAATTCTCCAGTAGATGTTACTTCTTTCCATGATGAAGTTGAAGAGTCATATACTTTCATCTTATCAGCATTGGTATCATATACTAAATCACCTTCATCATTATTAGATCCGGGTTCTCCAGCATTTACACGATACCTATTACCAAAGTCATTTATATCAGTACTTAAGTTGATTAAATCAGCTTCTTTTAATGTTGCTTTATGGTAATTATATATCTGTCCTGACCCAGTTGATGTAACTAACATACCTACGCCAGCGGCAATAGTTGTACTATTAAACTGAGAGTTAATATTATTAATTGTTACAGTAGCATTAGATGTAATAGTATCACCTGTAGTACTAGTACCAGACCCGTTAACAACAAGACCTCCAGCATCAGCTATTGATATTACAACACCAGCTGCAGGTTGAGTTTCAGGGAATGATTCATCATCTGCTATAACTTCTAATCCACCAATAGGTGATATCTGTGCTGTAACATAATCTACAACAGCTCCTGATGTAGGAATGTGTGAGTCACTATCAGATATAGTTGTTTGTTCACAACCTATCTTAGCAATAGTTACTGAGTCAGCAGCAAGCTTATCTGTTGTTACATTAGCATCTGTAATTTTAGATGTAGTAACAGCATTAGAAGCAAGCTTCGCATCTGTAACCTGTGATCCACCTATATGAGCAGTATCAATAGATCCATCTACGTAGTGTTCCGAATCTATACTGTCATCAGCTATTTTTGCATTAGTTACGGCATCTGCAGCTATTTTAGCTGTAGTAATGTTTAAGTCTGCAATATGAGCTGTATCTATACTACCATCTGTGTAATGCTCAGAATCAATTGCATCGTCTGCTATTTTAGCTCCAGTTACCGCATCAGCACCAAGAGCTGTAGTATCTACAGAACCGGCTGCATAATGTTCAGCATCAATTGAGTCAGCTGCTAGATGTTCTGAATCTACAGCATCATCTGCTATCTTAGCTCCAGTAATTGCGTCTGCTGCTATCTTAGCTGTAGTTACGTTTAAATCTGTGATCTTAACAGTAGTTATGGCGTCAGATGCTAAATCACCAGCTACAATTGAACCATCAACAATTTTAGATGAGTTAACAGAGTTGGCTGATAGATGTACGAGATCAACAGAACCGTCTGTAAGATGTTCTGAGTTAACTGCATCATCTGCAATTTTTGCTCCAGTTATTGCATCAGCTGCTATCATACCAGTTGCTACACTTCCTGTATCTCCTGTGGTTATTACCGTACCTGTGACATTAGGTAAGGTAATAGTCCTATCAGCTGTAGGATTAGTTACCGTTAAGGTAGTTTCATATGCATCATCTGCAGAACCTTCAAATTGTATATTAATATTTTGACCTAAAATTAAATCACCGGTTAAAGTACCACCAGTAGAATTAAATTTATTCTCGTCAAATTCCATTGCTTTACGCATAACTTGCAATTGATTGTTTGTTAAATCACTTGCAGTTATTGCAGATCCAGCTGTATAAGGTGCTTTAAGAGTTGGTGCTCCTAAATCTGTAATTGGATATATTGAAATTGTACCACTACTTAAATTAGCTCCACCTATATGTACGGTTTTGTCTGTTAAGTTTACGGTATATTCTCGGGGTGAGGCGGATTCATTTATTGTACCAGATTGATATGTAAGTGCAACACCATCTAATTTAACTATGACTTCAGTTTCTTTGAACGTTTCAAAACTACCTGAATAGCTATAGGTATTGGCATTACTATTGTAGATATCTGTATGTGCTCTGGTTAATGTTGTTATGTGTGCCATTTAATTTCTATTTCTATTTAGGGGTTAAGTAAGTCATTTAGTACAGAAGAGTCTTGTCTTAATGCTGCCTCTTTAATTTTTTTATTTAATTGTCCTTCAAGTTTTATTGAAGCCGCATCTGTTAATCTAGGGTATACACGGTTCATTGCCTCCCTTAATGCTGTTTCTACTCTATTTTGAACTCTAGAATAATACTCTATAGAATTATCTGTATCACCAACTTGACGGAAATATTTCATACAGTTAATATAACCATTAATATGTCGACCATCTTTAGTTCTATAACTAACACTATGTTTAGCATAGTTTCTAATTTTCTTTAATTCTCTAGCAAAATGACCATCTTCACCCATTAATCTTTTTAATTCAGATTTTTGTTTACTTGTATACTGTACACCATTAGGAGCAGTATTAAAATGAGGAAGTAAATTAAATTCAATATCAATTAGAAATTGTCCATTTTCAGAAGGACCTGCTGTACCTCCTATACCTAAAACAGTTTTAGCAGTTCTACCTATAATAGAATCTCCTGCTTTGTTAATAGGTTTACCATCGACAAAATTTATTAAATCAGGTTGTTTACCTAAAGGATCAATTACATCTAACCAATTATTTTTATTTCTCATCATCTCACCAAAATCATCTTTCTTTACTTCTCTTAACATACCATACAAATTCTTACCTAATTCATTTCTAAAACCAGCTAAAGGATATATAGCATTAGTCATTTGAGTAGACCATCTAGTTATAGCTGTAACATTACCACCAAGAATATCATACAGAGGTTCCATTGTACCTAATAAAGATTGATCAGTATAAGCAGCACCTAATATAAAACTCATTTTTTTAAAATGTGTTTGTAAATTATTCATACCAATACTATCATAGTTATCCATAGCTGTTATAGTTACCGCCATCCATTCTCCTATTGGACCTAAGAATTCATAGCTATGCCATTTACCGTCAGGTCCTTTACAAGATTTACGTTGCCAATCTTGATTATTTCTAACCTTTTGAACTTTAGGGTCCCAATGACCATAACCTGTGCAACGTCCTTGAGAAAATAATATACCAGCTGACATAACAGCTAATGTACCAGCAGCAACACGTCCTTCTACAATATTACGTAAATGTACAAATTTAGCTTTAATTATTTCAGGTGTATCTTTAGGATTAAATTTATTACGTTTTTTTAAACTGGTAATCATTTCATCAATTTCAAAAGAAGCCAATTTTCGATTACCAAACTTGCCAAAAAATTCAGCATATTCAGCAGTAAATGCTGGTCCTATATTACCTACGCCGGGTATACCTACTCTAGGTCCATATTTACCAAATATATTTAAAACGTTTTCTGTTGTTTTAGGAAACCAAAAAATACTTCTTAAAATCGGATATTCTTTTAATACCGGATTTAAAGCTTTTGTCATAGGTAGTTCTAAGTTTAAAGCAATTTCAGACCTTGCCCAATCAACAGCTTCATCTTTAATAAATCCTTCTGCATCACGACCTTTTTCATATAAACCTTTCCATAACTCATCAAATTCTTTTTGTCCCCATTTACCATCTGGATATTTTTCCATTAATAAATCAAAAGCTTGTCCTTTATCTTGAGCAATTTTTTGAGTTGCTTGTGTAAAACCATCTAATCCTGTCATAGAAATAGGACTATATCTCATCCAAGGACTATCACCAAAACCTTTTATAGCTTTGTACCAATTTAAAATAGCTCCGGGACCATACTCACCTATTTTAGCTGAAGCGTCTGCAATCTTTTCATTGAATTCAATATTAACATCATCATAAAGAAAATCAAAATCTTTCCTAGTAAAGTCTCTTAAACCTTGTGGATCTACAGCTGCTTTCCTAGTCATCTTGCCAGCATATTTTAGACCTTGTTGAAACGTATCAGCAAAACCAAAATACATATGTTGAGATCTTCTTAATGCTTTAACATCTCCAGATTTAATCGCTCCATACATAGCAGTTGCAGGTTCAGATATAAAACCTCCAAAGTTACCATGTAACGCTTTAAACGGAGTACCAAAAGCTGATAATATACTATTAAATACATTATTCATCAAACCTTTATAAAGCATTCCCGGGATTTTATAATCTTTATCAATAAAAGCTTTATTATATAAACCAAAAGAATTGGTAATATATTTATTAATATCTTTAATTGTCCTAACATGTCCATCAGACATTTCATAAGCATACCTAATTGCTTCTGCAAAATCTGGAGCATGTAATTGTATATCCTCTAAAACTCTTCTAAACTGTTGAGCTTCTGGAATAATTTTAGATAGTTTTGCTGTATAACCCTCTTCTAATGAATCCATATATTTAAGAGCGTTTTGAGGATCTAATTTTATAGATTCTAATAAATGACTTCTTCCTTTAAAATTAAAATCTGCAATTTTTGATTCAATTTCAAATAATTCAAGTCGTTCTAAAAGTAAATCATTTGCTCTATTTATAGCATTACCATCTTTAACTAATCTAGTACCTTCTGATATGTCAGAAATTTGACCTGCTTCAGATGTTAAAAAATAAGCTGTTGCTTTATCTGTATTAATATCTGACCAGTTTTTTAAGATTTCTTTATTAGCTTTTTTAACAGCATTATAACCAACTTTATTTAGTTTTTGTACGTTACCAACTGATACTTTAAAGTTATCTAAAATTTTAATTAAATCACCTTTAGGTAAAGTTGGATCTGAAATAACTTCTGCAAGTAATGTACCTTCAGTATCTATTTGTTTCCATGATAAAAAAGAACCATCTGGTAATTTAACTGAGTATGGACCAGCATCAATTAACTCATCTCTTAATGACTTAATAATTGTTCGATTGGTAATATTCTCTGCATCTAAACCAGATTTACGAAAACCTTCAGTTATAGTATTTCCTAATCTTCCAAAAGTAGTATCAATATTATTTGCAATTTGAGCTTGATCTTTAGCTGCTCCTATGATACCATCAAAATCTTTAGTTAAAACACTAGCATCTGCTGTATCGTCAAACTTATGAATACCTACAGTAGGTGTGTTAATATCATCAATCTTACCACTATTAACATAGTATTCTGATAAAGATTTAACTTCTCTTAATTCTTTTTCTTCCGTTCTTTTAAGTCGATCTAATAAATCATTATCAGCATCAAAGACTTTGTTATCCAAAGGATCTATTGTAGCAGCATTTAACTTAGTAGATTTTTTTCCAGCTTCAGTTAAGTATTCTGTTACTGCAGTTTTACCTCGTAAAGCTTTTGTTAATTTATAAAAACTTTCGAGAACATTAGTATAGAAACTTAAATAAATTCCTTCTAAAACATTTGCTCTATGTTTATCATCTGGATTTTTACCACGTGTATATAAAGATTTAGGAACATGTTGCCATCCCCACCATTTGTTATCTATCCATGAAGTAGCTAGAGTATCGTTTGCAGCATTAACTTTATTTATCATATCAGTTAAACCACCAACTCCTAAATCTAAACCAAAACTAGCAAAATGTTGAAAAGCTTTATTATTACCTAAACGATATAATTGTGGTGCATGTTTAGCAGCTATTCCAGATTTATGAAGTGATCCAGCTCCTTGAAAAACTGGCTTTCTTAATATCATAAAAGGTAAGACAAGAGAACTTAATTCTCTTACAGCTTGAGCACTATCATTTTCAAATTTAGCAACTTTAGGAATTTCAGGTGCTTTAAAAGGTTGGCGTAATTTTGATGTCGCCCAATTAATTGTATCAATACCAAAGTCTAACATCCCCATAGCAGGAGACATCATTGCTTCTTGGTCACCTAATAAGCTATAACCTTGATAAGCTTCCCATGCATTTTTAGGTTTTTTATTATCTTCTTCTTGTTTATATTCGGCATATGATGTACCGTGGTATTTCATTGCCCATGTGTCTGCTGCTTGAGTTTTTTCATCACCATCAGGTAATTTTCTCCAAGCATAAAACTCGTCGTTTCGTTGTTTTCTTCCAGCGTAATCAAGATTTTTAACAGGTGTAGTTAATGCTATTTCCGTAGAATTAGAATTAGAAATTGTAGGATCAACAGTAGATATTACATTCTCATCCGTTTTAGATTGAAAAACATTTGAAACGTCATCTACTATTTGTGATCCATCTAAATTTTGTACTACATTTGTTATAGATTGAATACCCTCCTCGTAAGGATTAGCCATAATTTAATTTGTTTTTTAATTTTTTGATCTAGCCTTTTTGACTATTGGATTTTCTGTTAATTCAACATAAGGATTGTTTTGAGTAGTATCTAGTGATGTTTGTAGAACATCTAGAATTTTAAAAAAGTCAGTTTGTTTTTTATCTTCAAGTATATCAAAATCTTCTTTAGGTAAATAACTTACATCGCCTGAATGTTTAGCTGCTTCAAAAGCTGCTGTAGGATTATTGTATACACTTGCTAATAAGTCTTCTTTTGGTATATCTTTTGTTGCTTCAAAAAATTTTTCTGCTCCATCTAGAGTAAAATCCCTATCAGCTGTATCGCTTAATGATTTAACAAATCCCATACCCAGTCCTAGATTAAATTTACCATAGTTTTCTAAACCAGCTTTCCATTTACCCGTAGGATCTATACAATCATCACACCACCATTTAGCCATTGCATCTGTAATTTTTTGTCCCTCTTCACCACCATTTAAATTATTAAGTACTCCAGCATCATTAGAAGAGTTGCTTATATCCATATTATTTTTGTTATTTAATCCTTCACCATTTTCAATTTTCTTTTTAGTTTTTGGATCTACGTTTTTTAAAATATCATCACTAAGCTTCTCAATTACGTCTTCACTTAATGTTTGACCAGAAGCTTCTGCACGTTCTTGAATACATTTTAATGGACTTTTCTTTTGTGCTTTACAAACTTCGTATACGTCAGAAGTAATACCTTCATTTTCAACATATTCATTCCAATCTACTGCTTCACCATTTTTGGCTGGATATTTTTTTATCCAGTTTTCTTCTCCCGGAAATTTAGTAACTGGATCTTTAAGATTAAGGTTTTGTAGATTTTCTTGTTCGTTATTCTTTTGACTATTAGCATGCCAATTTGGATGTAATAATTTAGAATTTTTATATACATTAACATAGAGACCATTTGAATCATGTGCATGATAGCTATTATCATATACATTCCAACCTACCTTCTTGTCCCATTCTTTTATCCATGCCTTATCTCTCTTATCCCAAACTGACTTCCCATTTGTGTCAGTAGTTAGATCTCGAACAAGTTTACCATTATCATCTATTTTAAGACCACGTTTAATTAGGATTTCATTATAAGGTAGCTCTATTTCTGGTACCGCTGCAATTTCTGCCTTTAATTCAAGTATAATATCTCCGTAAGTTTTACCAAGTCCTCTTTTTTCGCTATCTAAATATCTCTGTACAGCTTCGGCTTTTACCCATTTCCAATACTCTGCTCCGCTAGTAGCATCTGGCCAACTAGCACCACCTTCTGCCGCCATTTTTCTAGTAGTTTTAGAAGCTGAAACTTCAAGCTCACCTAACTCCTCTTCTAATAACTTTTCAATACCTTCTTCAACTTGTAATTGTTTTTTAATTCTAGGATCATTTCTTATAGCTAGTTCTAGTGGATGACCTTCTAAATAATCGGTAAGGAACTTTCTTTCACCAATTTCTTTCTTTTCATATCTGTTTAAAATTTCGGTAGCTGTTGCTGTAGATGCTTCAGTTGGTACACTTTTTAATTCGTTGTTAATTTCAAACGAATCTAACTCTGGATCATCCCTCATCCACTCTGCTATCTCCTTTTGTATCTCTTGATCATCCCAAGTTCTTAATCCATCTGCAATCTCTTTTTTCCAACCCTCTTTCTTTTCAAGTTGTATTGCTTCGTTTCGCTCATCGACTGATGTATTTAAATTTTTCTTATAGTCATCTACTTCTTTAAATACAGTTCCTTTAATATCCTTAGAGTCACCATACAAATCTGGTCTATGTTGAGCAAGAGTTTTATTACCGTTAATATCAAAAATTTCTAAATTAACTATCTCAGTTAATTTTTCACGTGTTATATTTCCAGTTTTAGCTCCTTCTGTTAATATATCATGAAACGCTTTCCATGCTTTATCCCGTCTCATTATACCTGTACCTTCAAGATTAGAACTATTTAAAACTAAGCTAACAGCAGTTTGTAAGGTAGCTGCATTCATTTCGTCAGTCTTAAAAAGAATGTCAGCAGCTCTATTACGATTATTTATACCAGATTGGCTAGTAAAACCCTTCTCTGCTTCGACTTTAAGTTTATCAACTTGTGTCATAAGTGACTGAGCAAATCCACTACCGCCATCTTTCTGATCATAAATCAAAAACTCATCACTATATTGTCCAACTGATTGACCAATAAATTGTTTAGTTAAATATTGTAATCTAGCATTATTTTGCTCACGATTTAAATTACTAGCATTAATATTAAGAATTTGTGATGTAACTTGATTCGTAGCAGGATCTACGATATAAGCTGTAAAACTTCCTTTATTAGTTCTAATTTGATTATAATACCAATGTGTAAATTCTAAAGATTTACCCTGAACTAATGTAGCAGTAATAGCTCTATCACCTATACCAGTTTGATTTATACCTTCCGTACCTACATAAGATGATAATTTACCTTTGTTAACAGAATCAGCTAACATAGTTGAAGCTTGAACCTGTCCAAATTCACTTTGAAATATCTGTCCTGTAAACTCAGGATCTATTTTATAATTTCCTAAATACTTAGATTGAAATTTAGATTCAAGATCATCGTATTTTTCTTCTTTTTCTTTTCTTTCAGCTAACCTTTTGGAAATGTCTTTACCCATTTCACCAGCTAACTCAAAAATTCTAGCTGTATCGTTAGCTCTTTGAGATTGAAATTTAGCTATATCTACATTATAACCTTTAACTTCAGAAGCCAATTTATTACTATTCTGTTGTAGATTAGCGAGTGCTTGATCAAATGTTGTCATAATAATTTATTAAAAGGGAAGTTGGAAACTATTTGGGAGACCTGAAGGTTTATATGTCCACACGTTATTAGGTAAAGAATAGTTTCCAATACCACTATAATCACCAATAGAGTCTTTCAATATGCTAGGCTCTGCTCCTTTAAACCAATCTTTACCAACTGTACCTAGAGCAGCAAAGCCTAATTGTGCAGCTAATAATCCTACACTTGGTCCACTTTCTAACGCAGGTGCCTGTGGAGTAAATCCGGGAACAGGTGATCTCCAAGTATCTT